CCTTTTAATTCCATCAATCGAGCGCCAGGCCCGGATTGGGGCAACCATAGATCTCTGGAAAGGCTGTCCAAACCCAGCCATCGCGCTTCAGGGCCAGGAGGGTTTCCTGATGGGTGCCCTGATATTCGGGCATCTGCTGGCCGAATTGGTCACAAACGGCCGCCACTCCGGTTGTAAACCAAATGATGGTCTTCGGCCGGCGGTCATCCTTCACCCCCAGGGAGGTCATCTGCGGCTCGACTGCCCCATGGTTGCAATAGGGGCCGAAAAGCGTGAAGCCCATGCTGCGGTCCATCAGGAGTACTCTAAAGGGCCCCCAATTCCCGGGCAAATCTTTGACGCTGGCTGGCTGGTGTGGGCAGTGATGCAGCCAGGCCCGGCACAATTAGCGGCGAAAAACTCTGTGAACTGACGGGCCTGACGGACCGCCGGCATCGTCAGCTCGCGCTCGAAGGCTATTTCCCGCCTCCCTCGGTCGGGGAGTACCAGCTCCGTCCGACGCTCATCGGGATGTTTCGTTACTTCCGGGACCAGCTCCACAAGAAGGAAGACAGCCTGGCCGGCGAACGGAAGAAATACACCCAGGCCCGGCGGGAGAAGATCCAGGAGGAAACGGCCATTCTGCGCCGGGAATATGTGCGCAAATCGGAAATTGGCCCGGCGCTGCGCAACGTCTCGCTGCACCAGCGGGCCACGCTTCAGTTCAAACTGGAAAACGAGCTGGCGCCCGGCCTGGCCGGAAAGACCACGCCCGAAATCCTGGTCGAGGTCCGCGCGGCCGTGGATGCCATCTGCCAAATCTTCCAGGAGGGAATCAGGGAATGGATGGAGGACCCCGCGGGCGACCAGTCCCCAGGGCCGAGCGCCGAGCCATGAGCCAGCTCTTCACCCTGGATCACATGGCTGAGGCCATCGGGGCGGCCTGGCAGCCTCCATTCCGGGGCGAGATTTACGATTACGGCCGCAAACTGGACCTGCAGAACGGATACGCGGTCAAAGGGCTGTTCAAACCCGAGACAGTCCCTCACCTATTCGAACCGTTTCGGGCGGTTCGGGACCCATGGGTCCGCTTGGTATCCATTGCTGGCGCCGTCCAGACGGTGAAATCGTTGATGGCCGATATCGTGGTGCCCTACTGGATTGAGCACGACCCCGGCGATGTCCTCTGGCTCCTGGAAGACGACAAAAAGGCCCGGGAATACGCAGACCGGGCAATAACGCTGATTCGCTCCATACCGACGATCGCCGCCCTCCTGGAGGACGTGGACCGAAGCGATAAGACCAAGACCTGCCTCAAATTCCGTCACATGAAGGTGCTCATGGCTGGCCTGAATGCCGGCAACGTGCAATCTCTAAGCTGGCGCTATGTCATCATCGATGAGACCTGGTTGCACCCGTTCGACGGATTGATTCGCCAGGGCAAGGACCGGACCAAGCAATACCCGGACACCCACAAGATCATTCTGATAGGCCAGGGTGGGGTTGAGGATGACGACCACGACACAGAGCACAAGCAGACCGACCAGCGCGAGTTGCACTATGCCTGCCCGCAGTGCGGTAAGCACCAGCCATTTGAGTTGAGCCGGCAGCGGCCGGCCGACTTCCCAATAGACCGGTTGCGCGGTACCTACGCCGGCCTCAGTTACGACACGAACGAAACCACCCGGCCTGGCGGCCGTCAATGGTCCCGCGATGCAGTCGAGGCCTCGGCGCACCATCGCTGTTACTTCTGCGATTTCAGGATTGAGGACAGGCCGGAGGTCCGGCGCCGCCTGGCGGATACGTACCGGTACTTCCCGGCCGGCGTGGACCCGAATGCGCCGGGCGCACTAAAGCAATACCCATTCCCCAAGGCGGTCGGCTTCCACTGGCCGGGCGAGGCCTCGGTCCGGGTATCCTTCGGTTACCTGGTCTGGAAATACCTGAAGGCGAAACAGGCCGGCGAAGAGCAGGGCTACAAGCTTCCCCTGCAGGAGTTTTACCAAAAGGACCGCGGGCTTTCCTGGAACGATTTGCTCGAGGGTGAATACCGCGCATCGGTCCGCGAGGAATACGACGCCCGGGCGGAATGGTCAGAAGAGGCGTTTCGCCCAATGATCATCGACTGCCAGCGCGACCTGAAGAAGTTCTTCTACAGCATATTTTCGGTCAGCCTGGCGGGCGAGGTTCGCGAGCTGGAGCGCGGCGAGAAAGCTTCCTGGGAGGAACTGGCCAAGGCCCAGAAGGCGCTGAAGGTCAAAGACCAGCATGTGCTGGTCGATTGCGGTTACCGGATGACTGACGTCCTGCGCGAGTGCGTGCAGCGCGGGCATGTCGGCTCGATTAAGATGGGCGGCAAGACCCGGAAGCTTTGGCTCTGTTGGACGGGGATGAAGGGCAGCGGTCAGGAGCTATTCAAGCACGAGCATCCCAAAACGGGGGTCAGCGAGTACCGCATCTATTCGCCGCGCAAGTTCTACGACACGAACGTGGGCACGAAGGCCAGACAGCCGCGCTCGCCCTGGTATGAATGGAGCAACCTCCACTGCAAGGACCTGCTCCGGGCCCGGCGCGACCAGGAGGCCGGGATCCCCAAGTTCCTTACGCTGGTCGATACCCTGCCGGCGACCGACCAGAATTCTTACTTCGCGCAGATGCGCTCGGAGAAGCGCATCGAGAAGTACTCCGCCAGGATGATGAAGCAGGCCATTTGGATTCCGGTGAAGGAGACCAGGCCGAACCACTTCTGGGATATTGGCTCAATGCTCATGGCGTTCATGGGGATTGTCGGGATTATCGGCGCTCCGGAGGGCCAGGCCGAGGACCCGGCAGAGGCAAAATCCCCCCACCAACCACTCAGGCAGGGCTCCTGAACGCCGCTCTAATCGAATCCTGGAGCGATTTTTCCGGGCAAAAGCGCCACGCGTGGCGCTTTTGAGGTGTTTGGCCAGGTAAAGGGACAAATCTGCTTACAGGTTTGTCCCAGATGGTTGACGGCCGCCATTTGGTGAATGCCGGTCGATTATTACCCGAACAAGAGCGTCGAGGAGCTGGTTGCCCTCCTGGAATCGCTACAAAAGCGCCAGGTCAGCGGCGGCATTATCGAGGTCCTGGCGGCCGGGGTTCGCACGACCCGAGACTTCAGCAAGAGCGGCACCTCGCGGGTGGAGGTGGAAATCAAGCGGGTGCTTTACTCGCTGTTCCTGAGAGCAGCCGGCTCGGATGAGGCGGCCGACTGGCCGAACCCATACGCCGGCCGGATCCGGATGACCAGGACGCGCTACACGTTCTCATGATTTCCCTGGAGAGACTCGCGGGTCGGCGGCCCTCTGGAACGCGCCAGTCGAGCTTGCTCGGCCCAAACGGGAAACCGGTCAGCTATTTCCTGTACCCTTCCCCCCGGTGGAATCTTCGACAATACAAGCCGCGGTTCTGGCTGGGGGCTGATACCAAGTCCAACGTTTCGGAGTATGACCGATGGGAGCTGGTCAATTACTCGCGGCAGCTCTTCGCGCAGATTGGGAACCTATCCACGGCCGTGAAACAGAAAAACTCCTGGGCCTTTGGCGACGCCTGGGACCCCCACTACTGCGGCCGCAACAAGAAATGGGGCGAGGAGGCGGAGGAGTTTCTCAAGCTTCAGTTCTATCCGAACGCGAATGTTCGAGGCCCGCAATACGATTTCAAAACGTCTCTGACTCTCTCCGGCAAGATGTGGGACGTGGATGGGGACGATGCGCTGGTGTTGACGGAATCGGCCAACGGATTTCCGCAGGTGGCCTTTTTCCCGAGCACGCGAATCGGCTTGAGCGCCATGGGTCCGCGCGGCCCGATGCAGCGCAATAACGGGGAGGGCAGCTCGGTGGAGGGCGGCAAGTTCGATGGGGCCCGCCTTTTCGACGGGGTGATTCTGGACAAGAACAACCGGATGATCGGGCTCCGGATTGCGAGCGACGATGGCACCTGGTCGGACATTTCCTCTTTCAACGCGGACCTGGCTTACCTCCCTGACTGGCACGACCAGGGCCGAGGCATCCCCCGGATCGCCACCTGCCTGCTACGCTGGATGGACATTCAGGATATCGATGACTTTCTCCGCAGGGGGATGAAGCGGGCTGCCTCGGTGGGCCTAATCACGAAGAACGAAGAGGGCGAGGCGGCCCTGGGCAACGAGGTTGTCACGGAGGAGGAAGACGCTTCGGCCAATGCGGCCGGAACCGGCACGACTCCCGTGAGTGGAGCTACGCCGGCGCAGATTGCGTATGAGGAGGTCGAGGGAGGCGAAATGTATTACCTGTCCTCCACTACCGGGGAACAGATTGAGGCGCTCGAGTATAAGAATCCCCATCCCAACTCGGAGGCTTATGTGGAGCGAGTGGTTCGGGAGTGTGTAGCCTCGGTTGGATGGCTTTACGAGCTGCTGGACCTGACCCAAACGGGCAGGGCGCCGACGCGCCTGGCTTGCGACATCGGCAACCAGAGTATCTGGGACCAGCAGCGCGCCGGCGAACGGCGGGCGAAACGCGCGATTGTCTATGCAATCGCGAAGGCCATGAAGGGCGGCTTTCTCTCCAAAAACAGTGACGGCCTGGACCCTTACCTGTGGGAATTCGGTTTGCCCAAGCTTCTATCCGTCGACGCCGGCAACGATGAGGCGGCCGATAGGGAAAATCTCAAAATGGGCACAACCAGCAAAACCTTGCTGGCCCAGAAGAAAGGGTACCACCGGACTGAGATTTTGCGGCAGCGAACGGCCGAGATTGAGGAGCTGATTGAGACGGCCAAAGCGGTGACTGAAAAGCATCCAGAGGTGTCTTTTGAAACAGCGATGGCTTTGCTCGAGCAGCGCTCACCGAACCCACAGCCGGCCGAGGACCCGGACGAGGACCCCGGCCCACCAGCCAAGAAGAGCCAACCACGAAATACCTGAAATGAAGTTCCAACGGATCATCGATGCGTTTTACCGGCAGCCTCTGGATATCACGGTCGGCGGATTCGAGGCCGTGGACGCGGTGCTACGGCCCTACCTGGTCATGCGCAACCCCAAGATGAAAGATGGGGATTTCATAGCCGGCGAAACGGACGTGTTCGGCCAACCGCTCCCGCAGATGCTGGAGGTAAATCACGATACCGGGTTGGCCACGGTGCACGTTAACGGTCCCCTCCTGCAGCACGCGGCGTTAATCGACAAGTCTTGCGGGGCCTGCTCTTACCAGGACATCGACCAGGCTCTTGAGGAAGCGATGGGCAACGATGGAGCAAGGAAGATCCTCCTGCGGATGGATTCACCCGGGGGCCAGCACTGCGGAGCCATCGAACTTGCCGAGAAGATTGCCGAAATCGCCAACGGCGGGCAGAAAGAGATCTTCGCCTTCACCGATGCCACAATGGCCTCGGCCTGCTATTGCCTGGCGGCCGGATGCAATGGGATTTTCACAACGCGCACGTCATATGTGGGCTGTATCGGCAGCCTCATCGCATTCATGGATTTCTCGAAGCTGTTCGAGACTCAAGGGATCAAGCCGGTGGTATTTGCCTCAGGCAAGTACAAGGGCGCCGGCATCGAGGGCACCTCACTCACGGATGACCAGGCCGAATACCTCATGGGGTTAGTGGAGACGGCCGCCGGGCAGTTCAAGGACCACGTGCGCGCCAACCGCGCGGTCGCCGAGGAGAGCATGGAAGGCCAGAGCATGTATGGCGAAGACGCGGTGGCGGCCGGGTTGGCGGATTACCTGGTTCGGGACCTGGACGAGGTGGAGGAGTTCCTGGGGGGCAAGTAGCGGGTCAGGCGGCGCTGCGCGTTGACGGTTCAAGGTCCGTATAATGACCTTGCAGAAGATTAAGGATGAGCTGGCGGAGCTGAAGACCACCCTCGCCAACTTCATCGCCGGCAAAGGCACGGCTGATCAGGCATCCGCTTTTCAGGGCCGGTTGACGGCCGTCGAGGCGAGCGTTACCAGCCAGGCAGCCAGCATCGCCGAAAAAGACGGCATCATTGTCGCGCGAGACGCCACCATCAAAGAGCTCACTTCGGCCGCCGAGAAGTCCAAGACTGACCTGACTACGGCCAACACCCGGATCACCGACCTGACCAAGGAGGTGGAAACCGAAAAAGGCCGAGCCAACGCCACGCTGGCCGCGCAGGGCCTGCTCTCGGAAGAGGTGCCGGCGGCGACCGCTAAGGAAACCCCGGGCGGGACCGGCGAGACAGCTTGGGCCAAATATCACCGCCTGCTGTCCTCGAGCCCCATGGAGGCAGGCAGCTTCTATCAGGCGAACGCGGACAAGATTCTTGGAAGCCGGCCGAAACAGGCCGCCCGCCAATAGCCCCTCGCCAACGCCAAACTTTCAAAATATGAACCGAACCCAAAAGTTCCTTTATTGCCTCGCCCTGGTGCTGGGCATTGTTCTCTTCTGCACGGGCCAGCCGATCGCCGGCTTTGTCTTATTCACCGCGGTCGCGGTGATGGTCTCGCCGATCAAACGGGCTTGGTGTTGCGATAATGCCCTCGGGACGCTCGCGACGGCGACGATTGTGCAGGAGGCGCTGGCATTGGTGTTCGCCAAGCGCCCGGTCCTGAACCGGGTTTCGACGGGGTTTACGGACGTCAATGGCAGCCCCATCGCACAGTTCGGGCAATCAGTGATCACGCGCACGCTCGGTGTTCCTGCGGTGGGTAACTTCGGCGACGCCGCAGCCAACCGCGCGGACGTGGACGTCCCCGTCGCATTGAACCAGTTCAAGCAGCTCCGCTATGATTTTACGCCGCAGCAATATAGCGGTACCAACCGCGACCTAATTCGCGAGTCGGCCGAGCCGATGGCGGTGGCAATGGCCAACTACATGGTGGATGCCGTGGGCGCCCTCTGGACGCCGGCCAATTTCCCGGCGCGCACCGGCGCCGATGCTATCGCCAATGGAGCCGTCAATACCAAGACAGTCTTGGGCGCCGGCTGGGACTACACGCACCTGGTCAATACCCGGATGACGTTGAACAAAGCGGGCGTGCCAGACTTCAAGCGGTACTACGTGGGTAATTCGGACGTTTACGGCTCGATGCTCAATGACCTCCGGATCGTGGCCGCACTGAACAATCCGAACAACATGGGGGCCATCGAGAAAGGCGAGCTGCCCGAAGTCTCGGGGTTGGGCCTGCAGGAATATCCCAATCTCACGGCGAAGGCCGGCAACAACCTGGTGGGCGTCGCTGGTACCCCGGATTCCGTGGTTTATGCGCAGCGCGTCCCCCGCGACCCCCGGGATGTGCCCGGCTTCGCTGGCATTCCGATTCCGGGCCGGATTGGCATCGTGACGGAACCCCGGACCGGCCTCTCGGTGATGGTGGTCGAGTTTGTGGCGCTACCCTCCCTCAACATCACGACCATGCTGATTTGGATGTATGGCGTGGCGGTTGGCAACCCGAACAACGCTCAGCTCATCGTGAGCCAATAGGCAGTGTTGCACAGCCGATACATCATCGTTGCCGATTCCCGGGATGGGAAGACGGTGACGCTTTATCAGGGCCCGAGTTCGGCTGAAGCCGACCGGGTGCTCCAGGCCGCAGTGAAAGAAGGCAAGGCGGATTCAGTTATCGAGTTCGCCCATCCACTCCCTTCAAGGGTTCGGTTCCCAGCACAAGAAAAAGCGGACGCTGAGCGGCGCGCGTTCCAGACCGAGGAAGCCAAGAACGCTGGCGCCCGCCAACTCCAGGTCCAGGCCCAAGAGAAACGGGAGCGGGCCAGACAATTAACCGCGGAAGCCAAACGCCTCGAGACCGAGGCCTCCGCGCACCTCGACAAGCCCCAAGACAAAACCAATGAATAAACCCTTCACTTTTCGCCGCTTGCTCAAAGGCCGCCTCGGCATTCTCTTGTTGGCCGGCATCATCTGCCTGCCAGTATTGCCCGCGCAGGCACAATTCTTCGGCGGCCTTTATGGCAGTCAGACCATTGCGGCGGCTGCATTCCCGACGAACTACTTAACGTCCACGAATTTCGTTATCGCGCCGACAACGAACGCAACGGTCTCGGGCATCCAGATTTACAACGCCAGGAATATCGGCTTTCAGCTCCAGGCCTCCGGGATGACCAATGCGGCCTCCGGGACAATTGGTGTTGCGTTCGCGCGGTCTCTCGATGGCGCGAACTGGGACACCGCGAATCTGTCTTGGTTTACGATGACGGTGCCCGCGGCAACATCCGGCCAGCAACTCGTCTGCACCAATATGGCGGTGGACGGGGTCGGCTGGGTGGCATTGGCCTCGCTCACCAATAGTTTCACCCTGACCAATGTCGCGGTTCGATATGCGATAAGGCCGGGCTACTGATTTTAGGCGCAATAGGTGTGGGTCTAAAGAGGGCCGGGTTCTGGATGCGTCCGGAGCCCGGCCGCTTTGTTTATGAGCGACGTTACGGATGTGCTGCTTGATGGGTTGCTGGCGCGCGAAGAAGAAGAGGGCGCCAGCATCAACTGGGCTGGCGAAGATTTCCCCTGCAGCGCCGGCACGGAGAACACCGGCAAAATGCTGGGGCAGGGCGGGTTTCGTCTGACGGCCGAAGCGACGCTGGTGGTCAGGACGTCCGTTTTCCCGAACGGCACCGGCCTGCCGGTGGAGGAACAGACCCTGACATACAAGAGCACTCCGGATGCCGCGGCCCGGCCGCTGCGCATTAAGAATATCATCCGCTGGCGCGGCGCCGTGATGGTGCTCATGTGCAGCCACCCGTCCCAGGCGGCATAGGCAAATGCCCGGCGGACTCACATTCAAGGTCGATTTGAGCCGGTTCACCCCGTTGCTATGGCGCTATGCTGCGCTATCGAGCCACACGCCGGCATACGTGGTTAACAAGAAAGGCTATTACGTCTCGCGCCGGGCCATTTGGTATACGCACAAGGCCGATCCCGCGAAGGTGCGCGAGGAGCTAGGAGAGCATAAGGCCCAGATGTTGATTAAGACCAAACGCGGCCGGTGGTCTCACAGCAAGAAGAACATCAAATCAGTATTCGACGTTGGAGCCGGCAAGGAAGGCGCGCCCCTGCTTGCCCTGGTTGTTCAGGCTCAGCGCAAGCGGGCCGGCCTGGCCAGCCCCTGGAAGGGGAAATCTCGATTGGCCGGCGCCGCTGCGATGCTGGATGAACTGCGAAAGGTATCAGGCGCCAGGCTGCGCTCGATTGCTTTCATCAAGTCTGGATTTATCGAGGCGCGCGACATCTTCAAACGGCTGGTGGGCGGGGGTGGCAAATCTGGTCTTCCTCCTTCAGAGGGCGCCGCCATCGGCGGCCCGAAGCGGGTGGGCCCATCCTCCAAGGGCGGCGCGACGCCGGCGCATGACGGCTGGAACGCCCGGGCAACGCTTTGGAATTCGGCAGACGCCAGGCACGACCGGCGCGCCTCCTTGTTCAAGTACGCGGAGCCAGGCCTGCAAAGGGCCATCGACGAGGAAATGGCCAGCACCGAAAAGGAGGTCGAGGACCGCCTCCGGAAAGATGCCAAGGCCTGCGGCATCCGGGTTCATTGACCAGCTCGCCTTTGGGTGAGCTTCTATCTGAACGATAAGGTCGAGTCCGCCCTGGTTGCCATCATCACGCCCGGCGTGGATCCCGGCCTGGGCATCACGATTACCACCGGCAAGAACTCCATCGACAAAGGGATGCCGTGCATCATTTGTTGGGCCGATGGCGACGGGGAAGAGGACCCCAAAGATACCGGGAACTTCTTCATCAACGCCGAGGTCCAGGTGAAGCGCAGCGGCGTTCCCAACGAAGATGGCACAGGCCTCCTGCCAGATCCTAAGGTGCCTGACGAGTCTTTGATCAACGCGGTGTTTGGGCCTCTTCTGGATGACGGCCTGGCGGCGTCTCTCTCGGCCGCGGTGCCCGATTTCACGGTCCTGCCGGGCGGCGTCTTCCGCGAGGCGCCGAAGCGGGGATACAACGAGGAAGGCGCCTGGGTGGATTCAATGGCTCTCAGGCTTTACTGCTGCGGCTCCAGCCTGGCGCCATAGAGCTTGGGCTGCGTTGACGGACGGCACTTTTTGATATGCCGTTCACTATCAGCATCCCGCAGGGCACCAGGGAAGGGGCCCTCAAAGAGCTCCAGACCGCCAAGGCACTCCCGGAGGGAAGCGACCAGACTCAGATTGAGGCAGTCAAGGCGCTCCTGGCCAGCGAGATCTCGGCTTTGGACCCCAAGTTTAACGGGGTGAGAATCTCAGCCTCCGGAGAGGCCCATGCCGGTGGCCGGACGCTGCAGGTGACCGTCATTCCTCTTCACGTTCACCTGTAACCCGTCGCCATGGCTATCCTCAACGGCACAGCGGTCAATTTCGCCTTCACCGGCACTAACGGGATCACCATCACGGGGATCGCCGGCACCCTGCTGCAATCGGCCGACGTCTCGGCCGAAGCGGACAAAGAGGATGTGCGCAACAACATCGGAGATGTCGTTGAACGTTCCTGGTATGACCAGCACTACAAAGCGGCTCTCGAATGGGTCATCTCAGGAACCGGCATCGCCAACGCCATTGTTAATACTGCCCTGGCCGGCCTGACTCCCGGCACGATCATCATCATTACCGCCTGCGCCTCGATGCCCGACCTGGTGCAGACGAACTGGGAGGTCATGTCCGGGGCTTCCGAGAAGGGCTCGAACACCACGGCGAAGAGAATGTCCGTTCCGCTCGAGCGTCGCTCCGGCATTACCGCGGTGGCCAGTGCCTAACCTCTCATGGATGCCGCGTACCTTAGAGCGGCCATTCCTGAGCCGGTCCGGATTTTTGGCGTTCAGCTCCTGCCGCTCTCGCTCGGCCGTTACCGGCTGCTGAATCGCTTCGGTTGTGCCTTCGTCGCGGAGGTCCTGGTCGATGCGGCCATGGCGGACCTCTTCCTGGGCATCCTGGTTTGCTCGATGCGCTGCCGGGAATTCCTGGAATGGATCGATACGCCGGCATCGATACGCGAGCTGAAGAAATGGGGCAAGCGCATCCGGAAGGAAATCAAAGCGGATGAGCATTTCAACCTGTTCGAGAAGTTCGCCCTCTTCAAGAACTACATCACCGAAGCCAGCCAGATCCCCAACTACTGGGAAGAGCAGCAAAGCTCCGGGCCGGGGTCGGGCGCGCATTGGTCCGTCGCCGCCGAGGTGGTCCTCCGTGGTGAGCTGGGCTATAGCGCCGATGAAATCGAGGAGGGGAGCCTGCGCAAAGCTCTCCAGGATTACTTCAAGTGGGCGGAAAACCAGGGGTCTATCCGGCTGATGACGGATGAGGAGGTTGCCCAAGGGGAAGCCAACGCAAAACTCTTCGCCAGCCTGGCGCCCAGCAAACCCTGACGCATGGGCCTCAAGATTCTAGCGGAGTTGGGCCTGGACGGCACCGGATTCATTCGGGGAATGCACCGGGCCGAGGAGAGCGCCCATGGCGTCCTTGAGGGCATAAAGGGGTTCGTGGCCGGCGCGGTCGGCATTTACACGGTCGAGCGCGCCATCTCTAAGACGGTGGAGACGGCAACCGAACTGGTGAACGTCAGCCAGCGCCTGGGCATCGGCCCTGAGAAGCTCCAGGTGCTCCGGAAAGCAGCCGAGGACGCCGGCACAGACATCGAGAAACTCTCAACCCACTTCGAAAAGTTAGAGGTGGCACGGCAGAAGGCCTTAACGCCCGGGCTTGGCGGCCAACAATCACGGTTCGCATTTCAGCAGATGGGTGTCGGCCCCGAGCAGCTCCGCTCGATGGGAGCCGCGCAGCTCTTCATGGGGCCAATGGCTAACAAGATGCAGAACACCAATCCCGCGGACGTGGCGACCGTTCTTCGGGAAATCTTTGGCAAGGGCTTCGGCGAAGTGCTTCCGGTTTTGAAAACGGACTTTGGAGAGCTGGAAGAGGAGCTGAAGAAGACCGGTGCCATTATGGACACCGAAACGGCCGTGAAGCTCAAGAACCTCGGGGAAGAGCTAAGCCTCCTTGGTCAGATCATCACATCCCAGCTCGGCCCGGCAATGGTGAAGCTGGCCGAGTTCATCTACAGCAACATTCTCAATCTGGGCAAGACCACATCCGGCGCGGCGGGTTTCTACGGCGCCGGAACGGCCGGCATGGGCACCGGCAAGGCCGCGGGGACTCTTCTTAAAACGGCAGGCTATGGGGCGGCGGATATCTTTGCCCGGGTTTTCCAGGGGCGTACGGCTGAGCAATCCAAGGCCTACCTGCAGGGGAAGCTCGGAGGGATGGGCTTCAACGTGGGGGCGGCCAGGTCCGGCGCCGCTGAAGCGCAATCTCCATGGGAGGCGCGGCAAAAGCAGTTTGCGGAGTTCTTGGACAAAATGGCCAAGAAGGCAGCCCAAGTGGATAACCCGAAGCCGCCCGAGTTTCACGGCAATCCTCTGCAGATAGCCAAGAAGGCCCTGGAAGTGCCTTCCGACTCGCTAACCCGCGTCGGCAATTTCCTGGGCGGGTCACAAAACGCGCTCCAAAGGCTGGCCCAGCGCCGCACGGATCTCCTTCAGCAAATCGCCAAAAATACCAGGCCAGGCCGCGGACATCCCAACGCTGGGGGCGCGTTCGGCAATATCGCCGGCCGGCACAGTCTTCAGGTTCCGGAGGTGGGCTGATTTATGGGCGGACCGATTACAGGACGGCTTGGCGCGTTTCCCAACCCGGGGCGCTGGGGCAGGAGCGATACCGGCAACTTCTCAACGCTGGTCTATCACGGGTCCAAGGCCGAGGTCACAAACCTGGCGGCCAACTTTGCCCAGACCCTCGGCCTGACCTACGAGGTCACGGAAAGCTTCGGCACGTTCAAGCTGGAGATCCATCTGCCCTGGAATTTCACGGCGAACAATGCCGAGACCGACCTGGTGATTCTATGGGAGATGTTCGCGAACCACAGCGATAAGGACCTGCTCCAGGCCCAAGTCGAGGTCCCCACAATTATTGGATCTCTCAGCCAGGCGCAAATCCAGGTGATCCGGCAATACCTGGATAACCCCCCAACCTATCCCTCTCCAATTCCAGTATCAGTCCCGGATGGGAAGGGAGGCACTCAGCAATCGACAGTTGACGCTATTGTTCCACTCACGATTGATTTCTTCAAGAATCTGACCCCTGACCCAGCCGGAGGCAATGGCACCGGGAACGCTGCGAACGCGCTCTCCGTTTACCAGCTCATGGTGCAGGGGGTGAGGAGCCACCCTGTCGACCAGCCGATTCTGCGGCGGACCATCGTAACCAGCCAGCGTTATGCGGTGGCGATGGCCCTGACGAATCTTCGGAAGATTATCTCCACTACGAGCCTTCTCAGCCTGGAGCAGGTGCCCAACGATTCACTGTTCTATGACCCGGGCAGCGGCCAGCTCCTGCTCCCCCAGGACGTCAGCGCGAATACGGCGCTGGCATATGGGTGGTACAAGACTTTCCCAACCGTTCAGCAGATTGCTCTTCTGAAATGGCAGGTCGTGCAGGAATGGCAATATGGCCTCTGGGCAACCTTGGTCTGGGGCACCCCGCTATGAACTGGCCAAAGCCACTTAGCGGTACAAGCCCTTTTGCCCACTGGTGTAATCGCTT